AAAAGCATTCACCATTACTATCAGTCAGGCGAGTGTAGTACAAGATATAAGTTCTGACACAGTAACTTTCAGAATGAAAACAAATGTCGGAGATACAGACTTAGAAGCAGTAGTAACAAGTGTTGCTGATACAGCCTCAAGCGGAGCTTCTGGTATAGCAGCGTTTAGTATATCTGCTGCAACTACTGATGTGGGACTGGGCACCTACTATTGTGACGTGGAATGGATAACTGCAGCTGGCGAGAATTATGTAATTTATACTAATAAGATTAGAGTACAGGATAGGGTGAGTGATGTATAAAAACAGTAATACTTATCTACAAGGTATCTACCCATTGGCCACACCTAGGCCACGAGGAGGTATTGAATTAAAGAAATTAGTGATAACTTCTGAGCAACAAAGACACGCTAGAATATCTGTAGTTTTTACAGATGGAGAGAACGAGTTTATTATATATAAAGGGTACGCTGATTTTAAGGAAACATCTGAGGCACTTGATCTTGGATGGAAGGGGTGGAGAGACGCAAGACTTGAGATAATTGTAGAGGGTAATCTTGAGGTAAGTGTTTCAGCTGAAGTAGAACTTACTATGGACTGTAGCGCATACAAGGATTGGTTAAGATTCAAAGATGGGCGTGAATACAGAACGTATGCTCGTTGATTTAAAGAAAGAAGGAGGTGAGAAGCATATGGCTCTCGAAAAAGTTAAGCAAATTGAGGCGACCGTAGTTAAAAGAGATTTACTTATCGAAAGTACCCTACAAACTTGGGAATTTGATGATGTAGTAGGTATCACTGAAATTATGGGCCGTTTAAAAGAAGATCCCGGTGGCGGTTGGGTAACTCAAGCTTGGAGATTTGATGTTGAAAAAAGTTGGACAGTTGAGAAAGCTAAAGTATGGTTAAATGATCGAAATATTAGTTTTCTAACAGACACCCTTAATGAGGCGAATTGTGTTCAGTTTTCTAAAGCAAAAGATGAGTTAAAATTTGCCGAACTAGAAATGGAAATATTTTCTGTTGGTACTTGGAACGAAGATGAGTACACAGAAGAAGATTTAGATAAAATTGTAGAAAGTTTTAATGCTATAGGTTTAGAAACTAAGCCTTATTTAAAACTAGGACACAATGCAGAACAGGAGTTGGCTAAAGACTCTGGGTTCTTTAAAGATGGAATGCCTGCCTTAGGATGGGTTGAATCTTTAAGTAAAGTAGGAAGTAAACTTTTTGCTAAATTTGTGGATGTTCCACGTATTATAGCCGAGCTTATAGAACAAGGCGCTTATAAAAGAGTTAGCTCTGAGATATATCTGGACTACGATAGTATTAAAGGGACAATTTACGACTTTGCATTAAAAGCAGTAGCATTGCTAGGAGCAGATACTCCAGCAGTGACTAATCTACAGGATGTAGCAGCTTTATATACTGAGGATAGTACGCATAAGTTTAAGGCTTATGATAACAAAAAAGAAAAGGAGGCTATAGAAATGACAGAAGAAACTAAAAAAGAAGATGTTGTTGTCGAAAGAGATTTCGATAAAGAATTAGCGACGCAAAAATCAGAACTAGAAGCTAAATTCGCAGAAGATGCGGAGGCGCTAAAGGTAGAATTTGCAACTGAGAAGGAAAGTATCAAGGAAACTGTAACAGCTGAGTTTAAAGAGCAGCAATCACAGGTTTCTGCTTTACTAGAACTTTTTGCTGGTGAAGGGGATGTTGTTGAAATCGCCAAAGAATTAAAGGCCAATAGAAAAGACTATGTAGAAAAGAAAGCAGAGTATGACAAAGTAGTAGAGCAAGGTAAAAAAGACGAGGTGGCTGCATTTGTTACAGGTTTAGTTAGCAAGAACAAAATGTTACCGTGCCAAAAAGACTACGCTGAAAAAATTCTTTATGAGCTATACACTAACAATAAGGAGCTAGTATTCACTACTTCTGAGAAGTATGGTCTAGAGGAAAAACTACCACTTATCGATGCTATACGTTCTTACATGGAAATGGCACCAGATATGGGTATGCTAAAAGAATTCTCATCTACTAAAAAAGGTGAGTCGTTTAAGTCAAGTGATGAAGAGTTTGATGCACTAGTTGAAAAGTATCAGAAAGAACATCCAACAGTTGACTTTGCAAAAGCTCAGGTTGAAGTACAAAAACTAAGACCTGACTTATTCGAAGAAGCAGAGGACTAATACTCTAATGGGGTTTGTCTTTATAGTAAAAAAATAAAATAAATAGAAAAGGAGAATTAACATGGCTATGGTAGCAAGAGGACCTGCATTTAGAGCAGGATTTAACGCAGTAACTTCCATGAGCGTATTACATACAGCAGTGTATATATCAGCTTCAGGAACAGTAGCAGAGATTACAACTAATACTCAATATTGTATTGGAACAGTAGGCCAAAAGAATACTGGTTCTAACACAACAGTTGGTATTGATTTATTCTTACCTTCACGTAAGGCATTAGCTGGAGGAGCAGTTACAGCTGGGTCAAGAGTAATGCCACAATCAGCAACTTCTAAGTTTGTAAACTTAGCAGGTACTTTGACAGCAGTGCACGCAGTAGGTATCGCAGTAACAACAGCAGCTGATAGCGGAGAGGTTTTCGAACTTATTCCAATGATCGGTGTAGCAGACGCTATAGTATTAGCGTAAATTAAATAAAAAGGAGGTGACTTAGATGAGTTATCAAAAAGCAGATGTACATGTATCACAACCATTAACTAAATTTGCATTGAAATATATGCAAGAAGAATCTGGCATGATTGGGGATAAGGTAGCACCGCCTGTTGAGTCAGTAAAAGAACAGGACGTTTATTATACTTTTGATAGAGGAAATTGGAGACTAACGGAAGACGGTAGAGCTCCTGGCGATCAAGCGAATAGATCTAGCGTACCAATACTAAGTACTAGTACTTACAATATTGGAGAGCACGTTCTACACGATATCGTTCCTTTCAGAGTTATAGAGGAAGCGGATGCAGCACTAGAACCAAAGCAGGACACAGTAGCTGACTTGATGGAGCAACTTATGATTAACAAGGAATACGCTATCCAAGCGGTTGCTTTTAATTCAGCAAGTGTTGCTAACCTTGTTTCATTATCTGGAGCGTTACAGTGGGATTATACTTCTACTGTTGCAATCATTGATGATGTAACAACCGGACAATTCCAAGTAGCCAAAGATATAGGTAAAATGCCTAATCAAGGTGTAATGGGAGCTGATGTTTGGAAAGCAGTGAAGAATAACGACGATATACTAGACAGAATCAAATATGTTCAAAAGGGCATATTAACTCCTGATTTAGTTGCGTCTTGTATGGACCTTGATGAGCTTCTTGTTGGTGGCGGAGTTTATACGTCTACTAATGAGGGTGTTTCCGAAACTACCAATTTTATTTGGGGAAAAACTTGTCTTTTGCAGTACAGACAAGCTAGACCTCGTAAAAGAGGAATGTCTCACTTGTATCAGTTCGTTAAAAAAGGCGGACAGACAAGAGTTAGAGAATGGGAAGAAAAAAAGAACGACGGCATCTATGTAGAGCCTGGATTATTTTATACACAAAAAGTTATATCAACTTTCTGTGGATACGGTATTTTCTTAGCAGTAAGTTAAATCTTTAATTGGGCGACTTTAATCGGTCGCCCAATTTAGAAAAGGAGGAAGAATATGAAAATCAAGATGCTTGTAAATTGGAAACCCCATTATAGATCACAATATTTATACAAAGGTAGCGTATATGATTCCACCAGAATATTTGGAACCGAGGAAACTGCTAAAAAAGCACTAGCAACTAACAAAGCAGTAGAAATAAAAGATCCGAGTATTGTTGGTAAAGGCAACGGAGAATCTCAGGCCGTGCGAAGAGCTGAAGCTAGTAAGACAAGAGAAGTTGAGGCTGAGGTTAAGAGAGAAGACTTAATTGATCAAGTGCGCGCAAAAGCCAGAGCAAGAAAAGCTGCTGTGAAAGAAAACGTCATTAAGAAAATCACCAAGACAAAAGCTCCTGTCGAAGTTGTAAAAGAAGCTCCTGTCGAAGTTGTAAAAGAAGCTCCTGTTGAAGTTGAAAAAAAAGCAACAGTATACCCGATTAACAAAAGTACAAAAGGAAAGGTTAACAAGGTAGAAGAATAATGGGCATGTACACAACTGCAACTGCTATATATGAGACGCATATATATGGTTTAACTAGTACCATAGTTGATCCTGTAACAGTATCTTATTTTATAGATGATGCTGAGGCGACTATAAATGGGTATGTAGCTAAACAATATAGCTTACCATTCACTGCTGTTCCTCCGCTTATCAATAAATTAGCTAAGGATTTATCAGCAGCATATGTGTTGCAGTATATGTATAGTCAGCAAAACCAGAATGTAAATGACTGGGTAGAGTTGATGGCTGAGAATGCCACTACACTACTGGGCCAGATAAGAGACGACGATGTGCGTCTTGTATACACTGGTGGTACGGCGGTCTCTATGGATATTAATGTAAACATGGGTACTAATATGGAAAGCGTACCGGGGGCATTTAATGTCGATTCTTGGATGGACCAAAAGGTGCCTGGTAATTTATTGGATAGTATAGAAGATGACAGAAATGCGGCTAACTAATGGCAAAGCAGAACTTCATAACATATGATGACTCTGTTTTTCAGAGGAAGTTGGCTAAGGTACTGTCAAAAGTACAAGACCCTACTGCAATATTAACTGCTGTAGCTGTTGAAGCACAGAAAGATATTGAACGCCATTTTGTACAAGAAGCAGGGCCTGACGGCCAATGGAAGCCTTCGCAAAGGGCCATAGAGCAGGGAGGTAAAACACTCTCTGATACGGGGCGCCTAGGAACTATTTTCTTCAATATAAATGCAAGTCAAAAGTATGCACTTGTTGGAACACAGGCAGACTATGGTGGTGTGCATAATAGAGGCGCTACTATAACTCCAAAGACCGCCCCCAGATTAGTTTGGGCGTGGAAGGGTGGTTGTAGATCTGCCCTTAGTGTTACGTCACCTAAGCGTGAGTGGCTATATATTAGCTCTCAAGGTAAGGAAGATATGGTAAGCGCTATGCGCAAGAGTTATGGAAACATATTCTCCTCAGCGGGGTTTAAAGTATGGCGATAGTATGCGATTTCAATTTAGTAAGAGATAGAATAGTAACACTGCTACAAGCAGTTAATACTACAACAGCTACGTATGACCTAAGTTTAGATTTAGACAGACGTGTAACTGATGTAGTTAAATACGATGCAATGATTAAACCTTCGTTTAAACCTACGTACCCACTTGTAGCTGTTAAGCTAGATAGAAAACAAGAATCTCTAGAGTACTTTGATAGTGCAACTATAGAGAGAACAGCTGATCTATTCTTCAGTGTGCACTGTATATATGATTCTTTCAAAAACTCGGAGATTAACCTATGGGATCTCACAAGAAACGTAGAAACTAATCTAAGAGCAGTGCCTAATTTGAGCAATTATAGTATCACTAGTTTCCAAGTTAATTGGATAAACATAGGAGGCATGGTTCCTAATGAAAAGTTTCGTGAGCCAAAGAATAACTATAATAAGATTTCAACTATACAGTTGCACGTAAACGGGTTTTTAACATGACACAAATAATAGATTACAATGAAATATTAGATACAATAGCAGGGGCTTTGCTAGCTGCTAATACTACAACAGCTGGATATTATCTTTCAACTGATCTCGATAAATGCGTAGAGTATGTCCTACGAGAAGATTTAGATATTGTGCCACAATTTAAAGCTAAGTATCCACTAGTTAGTATCAGATTAGATACACGAGGAGAGGATGAATTTGGTGATATAGCAGCAGGAGCGTGGAATAAATATATTTCTATCAACATTAAAGTAGATTGTGTTTATGATAGTTTTTCTGACGCTGATGACAATTTATGGAATTTAGTTCGTAATGTAGAGGCTAACTTTAGGTCGAATACTTCTATAACGAATTACAATAAGAATGGATTAAAGTTTATCTCTATTGTGCCAAGGCAGTCTGCACCCATGACTTGGGACGGCGGTAAATCTTTTTTCAATAAAGGAGCAGAAATATCTGTTCAAATAGATGGGCACTTGAAGGATGTCTGATCTAATTTTGACAAGAGAATACTCAAATACAGATGAAGTATTAGAATCTGAACTGTTGTACATCTTAGAGTTTGGGGATTTTCAGTGCGGTTGGCAGTACGATTCTGATATTGGAATGGTATTTGTTTGCAGTACAAATTAGGAGGAAGAAATGAATTTATTATCAAAGAAGGAAATTATAGAGCAAAGTGAAAGAGCGTTTGAAAGATGGGGTCCAATATGGCATCACAATGCCGCAGTTAACCAGAAGTTAGCTAGGCAGATACCTAGGTTGGACAATAAAGGAACGGATAAGCAATGTATTATTTTTGCGTACGGTCCTAGCTTTAAAGAAAATATGGAAGCTTTTGTTAGCAAAAAATTGCATTATGTATACGATGTGATATGCATAGACAAAGCTTTAAAGAGTTGCCTTGAGTATGGAGTGATCCCTAAGTACTGTGTTATCTCAGACGCCCAAGTTAGTTTTGAAGAGTTTGGAGATATTGAGCCTAATCTATGTAAGAGTATAATTCTATTTAGCTCAGTAACTGCTAATTGCAAGTGGGCTGAGTATTGGGATAAGTTTGGTGGAGAAGTACACTTCTATTTGAATAAAGATAATATTAGAACGCATACTATATTCTCTAAGTACACTCAGCCACAGTTTTCTTATTTAATACCAGCGAGTTCTAATGTAGGTAATTGCGCTTACGTGTTCGCCACCCTAGTGTTAAATTACCATGAGATACTACTTGCTGCTTATGATTACTCTTACAAATTAACTGGTGACTATTATGGTAATCAGAAGAAAGATCCCTTAGATACAAATTTGAAGATACGAAAGCATAACCTGTACAACCATTACACTACTATAGGATTGGATTACGATATAGTGCAGGTCAGCCATAACATGCAGTTTTCTGCTAAATGGCTTATTGATTTTATTAGCACAATGATAAAGCAAAAAGGATGCATAACTGTGAATGTCACAGGTAGAGGTATCTTACGGATATCTTCGCAAGGCATAATAAGAAAAAGGAAGGAGGCCGCATAATGGTTAAAAAAGACACAGTAGATTTACAATATAATTCACCATCTAAGAATTTTGGGATCCATATTCCCAAGTTAGTTAGTAGAGGGGGTTCATCTATAAGACTTCCGTTGAAGAATTTCAGAGATGGAAGTGATTTACCAAGATCTCAACAAGTCCTAATGGGACTAAGAAAGCAAGAAGCTAATGATCTTATGAGAACTTGGCCAGGAGTTTTTACAATTAAAACAAAAAAAAATAAGGAGGTTGAAACATGCCAGCAAGATTAGGATATAATTCGTACTTAGGTTTCGGTGTTGAGACATCTCTCGGAACAGCAAATACCGCATCTACGTTTGTGGAGTACAATTCAGAGAGTTTCCAAAAAGAATTCACTGAGCAAGTAATAGAAGCAATAAATGGAACAAGAGTTGCTACAAAAAGAATAACACTTGAGGAAAGCGTATCAGGTAGTTTTGAAGCGCCTATGGTTCCTATGATGGAGCTTACACTGTTAAAGCACTTGAGTTGTTGTAACTTTAGCACAACTTCATTATCAACTGGAGCTTATCAGCACACATTTAGGATTGATACTGTAACTAGTAATACTTCTCTTACTCTTCAAGTAGCAAGAGACACAGGAGACACAAGTGCAACATTTAATTACGCAGGATGCAGAGTAAATTCTGCTGATTTTAGTGTAGCAGTTGGAGGGGTGCTAACAGGGTCATTTGATCTTATGGGAGTGTCTGTTGCTTCGGCAGGAGTGGTAGCTACTGCGTCTTATGGAACTAACAATCCTTATACATTTAAAGAAGCGAGTATTGGTATTGGAGAATCATTGGCGTCTGTTACATCTACTAGTGTTGATAGTTGGTCATTGTCTATTGGTCAGAATTTGATCGAGGATAGATCACTTGGATCTGCTAGCAGAGATAGAATTGAGCCTGGGATGGCAGAAGTCACTGGCGAGATTAGCATGAGGTATGAAGATAGCACTGTTCTTGATTTATTTTTAAATCAAACTAAGTGTTACATTCAGGCAGTATTTGATAGCGGTGTTACTATTGGTACTACAGCTGAAACACACAAGATAACTTTTAGAACTTATAATAGTTATTTTAATGGTAGTATGCCGAATATTGGTGGAGGAGCAGAGATAATTAAACAGAGTTTACCATATAGAAGTATTCGTGAGGATGCTACTTTGGGAGCTTGTATTATTGAAGTTATCACATCAGCAGCATCACCAACCTAAGGAGATAACATTATGGAAGAAATGATAGGACTAGGGTTGAAGGTGTTAGCTATCGGAGCAGTAATTATAGCTTGCCTTTTTATTTTGCTAATGGTTTTGGGTTTATTATCTATTTGGTCTGGCAAGGCGTTAGCTAAGTCCAAGAAGAAGAAGGTAAAAGCCAGTGATAAAAAGCTACGTAAGTACTTAATGGATTTCAAGGAGAACAAGTTAGAAGTTATTGATGAGACTCCAAGAGACATTTTTATAGGCGATAGGTTTTATATTTTAAAACCTTTAAAGTACAGACAGTTTACTAGGATCTGTATTCTAATGGGTAAGACTCTAGAGAAATTGCAGGGTATGCAGATAAACTTAGAGCAGGCTGATTTGTACATCAGTAAGATACTGGAGAATTCAGAAGATGAACTTTTCAAGGGTTTAGCTTATGTTTTGTATTTTTCTAATAATGAGTTTGAAGAGAATGATGTAACTATTATTGAGGGTGTTGAGCAAGAGTTTTTACATTTAAAGAACAACGCCAGCCTAGAGGAGATGGTCAGGCTACTAGAAGTTATTGCAGTGCAGAATGATATTGATAGAGCATTGAAAGCGTTTGGAGTATTTGCTCCAAAAAAAAAAATTCCTCTACCCAGCTCGTAAAGGAAGAGGAGTCGCTGGATTGGTTAGACCTGCTGTCCAAGGAGTACGGGTGGACATTGAAGGACATACGGGAGATGACTTTGGTACAGGTGAATTTTTATATTCACTTAATTGAAAAAAGGTATACAAGAGAGGCTAAGTAATGGCTGATATAAAATTTGGTATAGCAGTAGGTATCACAGATAAGACTGAAGCAGGTTTAAATAAGCTCTCTTCTAGTGTAAAACGTCTGGGAAGTACTGCTATGAAGTGGGCTAAGCGAGGAGTGCTAGCATTGTCTGCTGCTATTGCAGCAGTTGGCGTATCAGCAGTTAAGACCGCAGGTAATTTTGAGCAATGGGAAGTTGCTTTTTCTACCATGCTTGGATCTGGTGAGAAGGCTAAGAAGTTAATGAAAGAGTTAACTCAGTTTGCAAAGACTACTCCCTTTCAGTTAACGGACATAGTTAAAAATACCAAGTTGCTCTTAGGTATGGGATTTGCAGCAGAAGATATGACGGACACGATGCAGAGGTTAGGTGATGTAGCCGCTGGTCTTGGCGTACCTCTTCAGAGAATAGCATTAAACTTTGGGCAGGTTAAAGCACAAGCAAAATTAACTGGTAGAGAGTTACGTGACTTTGCCATCATGGGTGTACCATTAACTCAACAGCTAGCTACTCAGTTAGGCACAACTACTGCCGGAATAAAGAAGATGGTTGAGGCGGGGTCTATCGGATTTCCTGAAGTAGAGAAGGCATTTGCTAATATGACTGGCGAGGGCGGTCGTTTTAACAAGTTAATGGAAAAGCAAATGACTACTATGTTCGGTATTTTCTCCAACTTAAAGGATGCGTGGACACTACTTGCTAGAGCTTTAGGAGACATAGTTCTTCCTAAAATTAAAGAATTAGCAAAAGCTATTCTTGAAACTATGAACTCCACAACTTTTATACCAAACATGGTATCTGGCATTGAGGGCATGTGGCTTAACATTGCGACTATATCTAAAAAAGGTGCTGTTATTTTAGAAGATATTTTTAAACGTCCTCTTTCATGGGACACGTACAAGGTTTCTGCAGAAGGCATGGCAAAGGGTATTATTGGGGCATCTAAGTTTATAGCAGATGTCGGTAAGCAGGTATCAAAACTTATAAGGAGTTCCACTTCTGATAAGGAAACACAAAAGCTAATAGACAGACAACTAAAGTCTTTTGCTAAGGCGCAAAAAAAATTAGCTAAGATAGAGGCTAAACCTGCGGATAGCAGATCTCCTAATGAGGACCGTAAAATTGGGGCGCTTAAGCGCACAATGGCTACTTCTAAACTCCTAGCTGACATATATAAATCACGATTAACAGGCGAAGAAGAGGACACTAAAAGTCAAAAAGAAAAACTGCTTACTATAGAAAAGGACCACAATAAAAAGGCACTTGCTATAGAAATGAAGCGGCTACATGCTGTTGGAGCAGGGCAAGCAGCTATCCAGCAAGCTATGATAGACAAAAGAGAAGCAGAGATTGCGGCTACTAAGGCGGACGCTGATAAACTTGGTAAAGCTCTAATGGAAATAAGTGACGGCCTAGTTTCCTTCCTCGGAGCATCAACTAAGGATATTGCTACAGGTGTTTCTGAGTTATTTAAAGGTGTAATAGACACGTATGATGATGCCATAAAAGATCTAAAAGAAATTGATGAGGCTGCTAAGGAGTCTCGTACTGAAGATCAAATTAGTTATAATAGAACTGTTGAGGATATAAACAGAAAGCACAACAGAAAAGTATTTAAAGATGTTGCAGCTGAGGCAGCAGCAGAGAAGAAATTAAAGGAAGACTTAGAAGATGCTGAGATATCAAGGCAACGAACCTTAGCTGATGTTAATAAGAAAGCGTCTGACGCTAAGATAAAAATAGAAGAAGCACAGGCAGATGCTATTAAAGATTCTGCCAAGAAAGCGACTATAGCAGTACTTGATGCTATGCAACAAAGAGTTATTGCTAAAACTGCTGAGGCGGTAGCGGTGGCGCTCATGTGCTTTAATTTCCCAGGGGCAATTTTTGCGGGAATACAAGGATCAGTAGGCGTGGCTGCAATTCAAGGAGCTAAAGGCGTAGTATCTGGTTTAGAACGAGGCGGAGTAACTACTGGCGAAAGTGTACATAGAATAGGTGAGAAGAACAAACCGGAAGCTGTGATACCACTAACGGATCCTAGAGCACTGGACATGATGCGAGAAAGTATGGGGGGCGGGGGAGGCCAAACTATCAATATAATGTTTGATTTAGATGGCGAGCCACTGACACAATTTACAGAGAAGATAACTAACAAACAACAAGAAAATAAAATGCAGGGGAGGTCTTAATGGTACTAACTGAAAACTTTTTATTTTTTGATATTAACTATGCTGAGTACGGTACTTTTACTGGTACTAATCTACATACTGAGACAGCGCTATACGCTAATGACAATCGCTCTGGGTTACTTGTTGATTTTAATACATGTACAGGAGAGTTTATCGTAGAATTCCCTAGCAACACTTTCTTTGATATAGATACGCTACTACTTGCTAATCACAATTTTGTTGATTTTGGGTTCTCTGTTTTCACAGGTTCTTCTTGGGCAAGTTATGGCGCGGCTTACACTAGCAACTCACAGACAACAACTTACTATGATGCTGGAGGTTCTTCTACAGAGATATTCAAAGCTAAGGTAACATTCTCATCTACTGTTAATAGTGCGGGGGGTTACTTTGGAGAGTTCATAGTAACAAAGAAGAAATTTCAATTAAATTATAATCCATCGGGGTATGGTCCCCAGATGGAAACTGTCGGGCCTCAGAAAACTTTCTGGAACGGTCTTAAGACATTTAATCCTCGGGCGGATAACTTTACTACTTTACTTGAGTGGAATTTCTTGATGGGTGATCCTAATACTTTAACTAATACTGATTTGCAGAATATGACAGAGCTTTCTCGCAGAAAGAACTCGTTCTTGTTTTGGCCAAACGCAAATAATGAATTTCCTAATATGTATACATGGAGAAAGCAAGATGTTTTTAAATGCAAAATAACTACCGATACGAACTACAATTTCTCTAGGCCGAGTATTACTTATGCACTAAGATCTAGATTCATATTATGGGAGGTCAAATAATTGATAGTTCTTCCAACTTGGCATAACCAAACCCCATTCTATAAAACAGCTCCTGAACTTCAGAATGGTTTAGTTGGCTATTGGCAGTTAGACGGAGATGCTACAGATGATAGTGGGAATGGGTATGATGGAAGTGCCACAGGAGTTACATATGAGGATGGTATAATTGAGCAATGCGGGG